GTCGTTATATACTTTTAACTCACCTTGTGCTTCTGATACGTTGTTTTTTGCATTGACTAACTTATCAATCTTTTGGTTTGTCTGAGCATTGAAGTTATTAATCTCTGTGATAGATTGATTGTATTTTGCAATCTCAATATCTTTGAGTTTAATCTTTTCATACTCTGTAGTGATTTCTTCAAGTCTTCTTTGTTTACCTGCTAGACGAGAACTTAACTTTTCTAACGCCTCGGTTAATTCTTTGAGTTTACTTTCACATTGATGCACCATACCTTCTTTGTATTCAAATGTAATGTCTTGTTTACAAGTTGGACATTCTGCTTTTGTTTCATAGAACTTAATATCTTTTTTAGTCTTTGATGCTTTGTTCTCAATGTTAGTTTCAAAACTTTCTAATTGTTTTAAATCTTTTTTGACCGTATCTTCGTCATCGATTGTCTTTCGAATATCAGCAATATCATTGTGTATATTTTCGATACGACCAGTGAAGTCTGTAATGATTTCATTATTCTTTTCTATTGCATTTCTATAATCTTGTATTTGATCTTCTTGTTGTTTACTCGCTTCTGCAATATGTTTTTCTTGTATACTAATCTTATCTTTAAGATGGTCTACCTCTGTGTCTAATTCTTTAATCTCTGATTCTAATTCTTTTTGTTTTTGTTTTGCCAAAATATTCATTGTAGAGAATATCTTAATATCAAGTATGTCTTCAACAACTTCTTTTCGATGTGCTGTTTTCAATTGCATAAATGGTACAAATGATGAACTACCAAGTATGACCACTTGTGTAAATGATCGATAATTAATTTTTAAGATGTTTTGTTCTAAGTATTTTTGATAGTCAAGGATTGTTGCATCTTGGTTGACTAAGATATCGTCACAGTAAATTTCAAAAACATTTGGTTTGATACCACGTTTAATCACATAATCCTTTTTACCGATACTAAATTCTACTTCTACTTCGGTGCCACCCATATTGATTGTGTTCACCAATTGATCTTTTTTAATATCTCTAAATGGTTTATTGAATAGACCAAAACACAATGCATCTAACATTGTAGATTTACCAGAACCGTTATCACCAATAACAAGTGTTGTGTGATTTCGATCTAATTGATACTCAATAAAATTATTACCAGTGGATAGAAAGTTTTTCCACTTTACTTTTTTAAAATAAATCATACGTCAATATCGTTTGCTTCTGTGTACAAACTTCTCATTAATGTTTTCAATCTGCCTTTGTCGAGTTTTGTTGATAATTGATCAATGTAATTATCTAACAGTGTTGATGTATCTTCAGCCTTTTCTGCAATATCATCATCTACAGAATTAGCATCTAAATCAGAATAGTCTTCAATCACCTTTAAATCATGTACGTTGGTCATCTTATAGAAACCATCTAAGAAACGATCAAACATATAATAGTCTGTTTTCTTTTCTACAATTACTTTGATAAAGGTATCTTTGTATTCTGAATAATCAAATTCTTTATAATCGTTCTTTTCATCATTATAATATATCTTTCGATGAATAGTGTATGGGTTTTGTATTCTTGTTAACTCTCTTGTTTCAGTATCAAAGATATGAAAACCCTTTGGACATTTGTAATCACTCCATACCATTTCGTATGGTGTGCCTAGATAATAGACATGACCATTATCTGATTTCTTATGAAAGTGACCAGTAAATACTTTTTCAAATCTTTTTAAATATGTGCTTTCTAAACCATGATTGTTAATTACACCTTTGTGCATTTCGAAACCTTTGACTTCTAAATGACCACAGATTAGATCAGCGCTTTCTTGTTCTAACATCATTTTAGTTTCTTGTGCATTTTCAGGACATATCCATGGCACCATCAATATTCTAAAACCATCAAACTCTACAACTTTAGGTTTGTGATAGATATAAGGTTCATGTTTGCCATCAAACGTTGTAAACAATTCGCTTTGTGCATTGATGTCATTTGTATTCTTGTAATACGTATCGTGGTTACCTACGATAAAATGTGAATCTATTTGTAAGTCCCATAAACGCAATAGAAATTTGTTTCTAAAATCATTCAGTGTTTTGAAATTAATAAACTTACGTCTATCAAAACAATCACCTAAATGAATTAGATTTTTGATATTGTTCTTTTCCAAATACGGAAAGAATATATCGTCATAGAATTTCTGCTGATGTTTTGCAAACGCAGGACTATCAGACCTCACACCAAAATGTGTGTCAGTTATAAGTGCAATTTTCATATGTCTACATAAAGAGTTCTAGCTTAGATTTGCTCTTTGGTTTCTTTTTCTTTTCTTTCTTTGGGGTTTCACTAATAGGGTTCTTTTGCATATACTCAACATAAGAATTAGAATAGTGAGCATCGTCACCTTCTTGTACTTCGTATTCTTGTATTCCTTGTTTTTGTATTAGTCTTTGTTTGATCTCTGTTTGTTTTTTCTCTTTTTGGATTCTTCGAATAAACGCATAATAGATTATTTGTGTAAAATAAGCAAAAGGATTATTTGATTTCACTGGATCGAAATTTGATACGTATTGTAAACAGTTCTCAATGCCATCTGAAATCATGTCATCTTTGTATGTGTAATTAATGAAATTTGGTCTGTATGATAAATGGTTCGCAATCTTTAAAAAACATTCACCCATATAATTTGTGATTGGCGGGTTGGGTTTACCCTTTGCTTTGGCCTTGTCACATTTCTCCTTAAACAGAACCATCTCTGCTAGAAACTTTTTATTATCAACATAATGTTCTGATTTCTTTTTTTTCATAGGCATATTATATCAGGTCCTTTTCAAATTGTCAAGTGGTTATTTCCAATGAATTATGGTGTCGTGTTCGGGTTTAATATCATATTCTTCACAGTTTTTATCTCTCATGTCTTGCCATCTATATCGTCTCGCATATCCAGCTGTCATCATCAATAAAGGTCTGTGCATCATATCTATTCCTAATTCTGTCCAATCTTCTTTTCTTCTTACAAAACAAATATTGTATGAAATATCGATATCATTTGCAAGTAATCCAGCACTTAAATTAGATGCAAATAAACCAGCCTCTAAACATGTATGATCAATAATTCTATGTACATATCTTTCGTGTTCTTCATCTGCAATATGTTCACCATTGTCAATTGCATGTTGATAGTATTTGTTTGGTGTGGCTAGTCTACTTTGTATTAAAAACAAATATGAGTTTGACCAGATATGACCATAGTAAGGATTTGGTGATTCCTCTGCGTTCAGTGTTACATTTGAAACACCATCTGCATTTGAGTTAATATCTGTTTCTCTGTGATTTCGATTACACAGTTTCCACATCTTTTTCTTTTCTTCTACTTTGTCTGGTCCATATACATCGCAACGATATGCCATCATGTTGTTTTTAGATGGTGTAGATTTCCATGCTTTGTATAGTGCCTCATCGATAAGTTTTTTGTCTGGATGTACATTGTCTTTGTATGAGACAACGTGTCTTCTTCTCTTTTCTAAGAGTTCAAATAGTGGTAGTGTTTTTAAGTCTGTCATCTGTCAAATGTCTTTTGTGGTATTGATAATAAATTAAAATCTGTTACGAGATCAACACTTTTCCATATGTCAACATCGTCATATTTTTTAACTGAGTTGTAAACAACCTCTACACACTTCATCATTTTTTCAGTACCATTGATTCCTGGTTGTTCATATTCTGCACACATTGGAATATATACCTCTGTTTGATAGAGTTGTTTTGCCCATTGAATAGCGCCTAGTGTATGATGGTCCATAACACAACCACCTAGATGACAACCACCCATAATAACTGTTGTGTGTTGTTCTCCATTTGGACCTCGGGCCTCAAATTTAAAGTTGTATGTACGTTCTAATTCTTCTTTGAGTTCTATAATACGTGTATCATCGTTTACTTCATGCCATCGAAATCCCACGTTTTTTGCCATGTTTTTAAGTTCTCTATATCTAGGATCGGTCCAATCACCGTCTTTATCGTTTGATACAATCATCACATCATCTAATTTAAACCATGGATTGTGACATAAAAATCTTTGGAGTTCAGAATATCGAAGATCATTCATAAAATCATCTCCCATTGTTGGATTTCCATTGAAATGCATTAAGTTTAAAATTATTTTCATTTTTTCCAATTTTTCCCTTGACAAGTCGGACTTTTCCTTATATAATCTGGTATGTCCAGCTATCAGAGAGGAATATATTAAGCTAGTGCTTAGTTATATTACCACTCATAATATCTAATAATTCTCTCCGACTTATCTTATCTTTCCCTTTTTCTAAGGTATCTTTTAAGTTCTTCATCTCTTTTTTTAATTTAAGGTCTTCTAATTTTTCTTTTTTAATCTGATCAATTTTTCGTTTTGTATACCCATAATATTCAATTAAATTAGAGTCGGCTTTAGCGATTGTTACTAGTCTGTCTCTGTGAATTGAAAACATATTGTCCGAGGAATGGACAATCCACTCAACTAAAGATATTTGGTCTATGATGTTTCCCATCTCACCAATATCTGTATGAGTTCTTACTTCTAATGGTTCGATCAGTCTAACGAATTTTGAATCATCTGCAACTGAAAGATAACAGCATATCTGTTCACCTGAATCGATTTTGACAATTTTTAAATCTTCTGGTGTCATATAACTATTTATCTTTCTTAAATTCCAACAATATGCAATGAGTACCACCCAATTGTTCTTGTATATCGTAGTTTATTAGAGCCTTTTTCATTAATAATTCTAAATTAAACACACCTTTATTGTTAAATGTTTTGTTCTTATCTCTATGATTATTCCCACCAATATAATCGTGGAATACAACCTTAAAGTTCTTTGTAGTTCTTTTCAATATTTCTTCACAATCTATATCATTGAGTTGACCATCAATAAACAGAAAGTCAAAGTTAGCATGATCAGTAGATTTCCACCACTCATTACTTGTACAATTATATCGTCTTGCATTTAAACCATTATATACGAAAATGTCGTCTTTGTCAATGGTATGTAATCTTGCACCACATAATGCTAGAGCTGCGGTAGACTTACCAGTGCCAGTGCCAATCTCTAAAATTTTTGTCGCACCTCTGGATACATCTAATAAAAATCTAAAGTCTTCGTCTGATATCATTTAATCCTAAAGTATTTGTCTGTAT